TCAGCACCGCGCAATTGTCGACATCGTTGCGATCCGAAATGCGCGACGGATCGATGTGCTCATAAAAGGTATTGCCGTCGCAGAGTGGGCGGCCGCACGCAACAGCAAAGACGTGCGGGATCAGATGACATTCGCAGATGCCGCCCGAGCGCGCGTAGGCCTGGCGCTTGGTCTCTTTGCTGAACTCGTTGCGGCGGTAGATCATCAACCTAGCAACTCCGCATACACTTTCCGTCTGCTATTCCCCACCCGCTTGATGACTGCGCGCACCTTGGCTGCGGTCACATCGAATTTCTTTGCAACGTAAGCAACCTCATAGGATTCCAGTCGCGCGACCTTTGATCTGTCTGCCTTGCCGCGCTTGCGTTTGTTGTCTGGCATTTTCGTCCCCTGATTTATTTTCTTCCGATCTACTCCCAACGGCTATTTTCGACACGCCATACCCAATATGCACCAGCGAGCAGGCCAGCGAATATAATCCCGAAGAACGGGACCAGTATTATAAGGTCCGGTGTATTCGACACGATAGCTTCCTTTTGGCCTTTTTCATTTTCCACTCACATTGCGGGCAGACATAAACGATAAAGGGGCCGTGAGGCACTTCGCGCTCTGGATTTGGTCCGCTGCACAGGTCGCATTGCGTCGGCCTCGGTATTGAGGCGAGCAACTCGGCGGCTTGCTGTTCTGTGAGGATCATTGGTTATCTAGCCATTAACTCGCCTGTTCCAGTTTTCAACCAATAACTCGCGCCGATAGCGATTGGGGAACGTAGCTCCGCAATCGTAGCAGCACATTGACCAAACAAATTCTGGTCTGCCGTGCCCGCCATATTGGTTATAGTGCTTGTCACACCGAATATCGGCGCCACCACAGAATGGGCATGGTTTGAACTCGGTGTCAGTCATTGCTCAGCCATTAACTAAATTAGTTTGCTGACCAAGTAGCCGACGCCGAAAGCAATTCCAACCGCCGCGACGGCGACTAGAACGATACCAGCCCCGAGAAGCAAAAATGCCTCCCATCTGGGGATCACATAATTTCCAAACCAAACAAGGTCATTCATCTCGGCCTCCTGTCTGTTAAGCGGCGGTTATCGCCCTACCGATGATTTCCGCGATCTTGGGGACGATTGCGTTCCCGAGCTCGCTAAGTCTGTCCACCCGAGAGGGAATCCCATTAGCCACTCGACCCACATCGGGTTCAGCGCTCCACCAGCCTGGGTAGAAAGGGCTGTGCCTCCCTGCGCGTATTTCGATTTCCGATGGCTTGTATCGTCCGCGCACGGCGTCGTCCAAATCCTCGCCGCAACTGCCTGAACCAGCGTTCCTCCCTCTTTCGCTTTCCTGGGGGTCACTAGGCCGGCATTCGTTCCCAAAGATGCGGTTGGCGTCGGTAGCGGCTTTAAGAAGTTCCGCGGCGAGCGCCCCGCTGAACGGAGGGCGATTGCTTTCGTATTGCTCGCCTCTGGGGTCGGCAATAATCCAGACCCTATCTCGTCTGTGAGGGGCACCAACGGCACTCGCCGGAATGCAATGCCATTCCGCGTCATACCCGATCTCGGCCAAGTCTCCGAGAACTGTTCCCATCCCTCGACTAAGCAACGCTGCCACGTTCTCCAACACCGCGAATTTCGGTCGTACCACGCGAATGGCTCGAATGACTTCCCGGTAGAGTCCCGAACGCTCTCCGGTAATTCCGGTACCTTCTCCGGCGAGTGAAATATCCTGGCATGGGAAGCCTGCCGTGATGACCTCCGCTTGGCCTTCCTCGAAGTCGTATTTGGTGATGTCGCCGTGGACTGGCACACGGGGCCAATGCTTTCCGAGCACGCGCTTGGCGTGGGAAGCAATTTCCCAGAAGGCGACGGTTCGCATTCCGGCTCTTTCGAGTCCGAGCGAGAAACCGCCGACCCCTGAGAATAAGTCGAGGACATTCAAAATCTGCTTCCTTGGCGATAAGGGCGCATTAGCTAAAAACATTCCAGATCGCGACTAAGGCGAGAACGCCCGCGATAGTGATTGCCATTGCCTTTATCCAACCAACGAAAAAGGCTTCATTCAGTTTTGATGCTGCTTTCATCGTCATGGGCGTGTGAACCACCAGACGAAAAATGGCAGAACGCCAACCACCAAGAAAACCGTGAGCTAGCGCGATTTCCGCACTCTCTGTGCCTCGATTGCGTCCATAGCCGCGGATGGAATGCTTCAACGTATCGACCTGGATATTCTGTTGCCAAGTTAGGAACGTGCGTTGCTGAAACTGCACCAGCCTTCGCACGGCGATCTTCGGGCGATCGGGATTGATGGCGGGAAGCTTCATGCCGTTACCCGTTCACACTCGCGGCTTCTGTGATCTCGGCATCGCCCGCGTATTTCCGCACCAGTTTTGCGTTGGCGAGTGCCTTCTGTTTGGTGGCAAAGCTGTCCGATGACGCTGCCAGTGTTCGCACGCTCTGCATCAATACCCATTCCCATGAGCCGTCATAGCGAGGCCGAATGACATAGTGCCCATATCGCTTGGCGCGGTTGCGTTTCATGCCGGCACCCGTTCACGTTTGTCGAATGCAGCAGTCAAAGCTTGCACGACCGCGTGACGTTGCCGCTTGAGGTTCTTGGCGACGTGCTCTCCGATCTGGGTGAGCTCGGCGTTCTGCCTGGTGCGGTGACGGCTTTCGGTGACGATCATCACCAGCCCGCGAATCCATAAGGCGCGGATAGTGTTGCCTGGAATTGAGATATTTTTTGCCTGCCAGTTCGAGCCGGATTTTATCATCGCCGTGCAGTAGAGAATATCAATCAGCGCCTCTTCCATGGCCGGTGACAGTTTCGTTTTATCGTAGGTCGGTCCGCCGCTCATTCGAATTCGTGTCCACACCAGAGACAATTTGGAAGATGATCAACGAACTCGTGATTGCCCGTCGGTGATCGCAGGCACGGTTCAAGGCGTGAGAGACCAACCTGAACAAAATCTTTTTCCTCTCCGACCGCTTCTGAACAATCGTCGATGTCTAAATTCAGGAGAGGGGAGGGCTTCGGTGCGTTCACCTGAGTCCCCCAATAATCTTCGTGAGAGAATTCCAATTCGCATCCGTTTGAGGCGAATGCGAATGGGCACGCGCGCCACCTATCGCAACCAACACAACCAGCACTGCCGACAGCAGTGCTGCACAAACCAGCGCCGCAGCTTGTCGACGGAGGGCTTCACTTAGAGCCGTCGACAGCTGCGGCGAGAATCCGCCGGTCGGAAAGGAATTCTGGGGGGACCAACCGGCGGAATTCATGCTTGCACGAAGCCAATGGCGACGAAGGCACAGGTCAGCAATACGCCGTAGAAGAAGATGATGGCAAAAGCCTCGATGATTGTTTCGGTGATTTCGCGAAGCATCCCCATCCCCTGTTTCACGGGAAACAAAATCGATGGGTTCTCCTTACCGAAACGGTAAGCAGAAGGCAAGTGTTTTTTACCGAAACGGTAAGTTTATTTTTTGCGAGTATGTAGGAAGGCGATATAGCGCTTGGCCTCGCCGCGGGCTTCGGCGTCTAAACCCGCCAATAATTCGCGTTCTGGGGCCTTCAGCGGGTCGCGGAAGAGGGCGCCGGGCTCGACCTGTAGGAATTCTTCCAGCCGTCGGATATCGCCCTTCCTGGGCGTTCTGCGCTGGTTTATCCACCGGGAAATCGCGGCCTCGGTCCGGTCGAGGGCGTCGGCCACGTCGACTCGGCTTTTGGCACGAATATCCATCCATGCGCCCAGATAGAGGGTTTTTTCGGTCTGTTTCTGGATAACTCGTTTTGCCATCCCGGTAAGTATATGTGCCATTTGCACTTTTCTCGTTACCGTTTTGGTATTATAAAACTTGACCCAAAGTTACCGATTTGGTAAGGACGATTATGGCTGAAAAGCACCCGCTGCAGGTCTACCGCGAACAGCGAAATCTCACCCAGGAAGCCCTGGGCGAACTGCTGGGCGTGAAAGCGGCCACGATATCGCGTTGGGAGCAGGGAAAGCGTTCGCCGCGGTCTGATGACCTACGGCGCATTTCTCAGATCACTGGCATCGAACCGGCGCAAATGCTGGTTCTCAATGGTGCTGCCGCATGACCTCAGCTCGGCACGATCCCTTGCGGAATATCGGCGACCATGAAGGTGCCGGTCTCGACGAAGGCGCGCACCTGCGAATTGACAAACGGCAACAGGCTCGCCGGCCAGATGATCTGGGCGACAACGATTTTTTCTATAACGCCGTCCCGGTCGCGGGTCGCATAAAGCGTAAATCTTATGCAATCCCCGCCGATCTTTGTAATGGCTGCGACACCCTCGACGAATGTGTCCGGGACGCACGCGGGATCGAGCAATTCCGATTCCGCCACGTCGGCAATCCTCCACCTTTAGGCAACTCACGTGCCCTTGGAGGTGATTACACCTTCCGGTGGAACTCTCGTCCATATCAAAATTCAACAGCGTTAAATTCCATTAACCAAAAGTCGCGCGGGACGGCCGACACTGTGGCACTAAAGCCGACCGTCCCGCGCAGTCTCCGCATGCATGGGATGAAAAATTGCATGCGGGGAGGTTCTCGAAACTTTGTATTTCGTATTCGGGGGCGTTCATGTCGCGCGAATCAGAGTCGACCGCGCGCGTTCTGTCCACGGGTTCCGTGGAACAGCCGTGCGCATTTGGAACAATCGTTCGAGCCTTATGGCCCAATAAACCAGCGCTCAATCTCGCCCAACGCATCGGCTGTTCCGAGCGCGCCGCCCAATTCTATATCGACGGCGAGCGCAAAGTGTCCGCCGCCTGTGTGGGGGCCATCGTCGCTGCAATGCTCAGCAGCCGAGCGCGAGCACATTCGCGCAATTCTGTTCGCGCCCATCGTCCAAGGTAGTCCAGGCGGAATGATTGGCTCGCTGTTCGGAACATTCCACAAATGACCGCCACCATCCACATCCTGCCGGTCGTGCGCTCGCTCAATGCGCCGCAGCCACCCTGCGATTGTGAGCCGGCAAGCGACGACGCCGACGTCAACATCTTCATATTCGAAATGGCCAAGCCATTCGCTGACAAACTGCGCGAACTCGCTGCCAAGGATGACTGTCCACCCGATGAATGCGCCCGCGCGTTGGTGATCTACGCCCTGGCGGCAATCGAAAAAGGTTTCGTTCCCGACGTGATGGGTTTCTACGCTCGCACAATGCGGCCATCAGCGAGCACTGGCAAAAGTACGTACTGAAGAAAGAACACGCCGACCGAAGCGTGAATAGTCAAAGACATTCGGGGTATCTGTAGCGTTTTTCCTGCGTTCTTAGTGAACCGTGTAACGGGCCGGATGATTCAATCCGGTCGAGGGGAAACGCATGTCAGATCGCCTGCTCACCATCAGCGGACCGTCAATGCCAGTCGGCACACTCGCCTATATCGCTACCCCATACACACGTTATGAGGGCGGCAACATCGAACTGGCATTTCGCGAAGCAGCACGCATTTCAGCTGCATTGATGGTTGCCGGCATCGACGTCTTTTCACCGATCGTGCATTCGCATCCGCTCGCACTTTACGGCGAAGGTGTTGACGCGCTTGATCGAAACTTCTGGCTCAACCGCTACGAAATCTTCATGGCGCGCTGTGACGCGTTGATCGTGGTCGAAATGAAAGACTGGAAAGAATCAATCGGCATTGCGCACGAAATCAAATTCTTCCTCGAACGCAAGCGCACGATCTTCCAGCTCGATCCGGTCCAAATGACCATACGGCGGGTGATCTTCCCGGCAAGCGAAGTGTTCGAGCGGAGCGCTGCGTCATGAGAACGCTGGTGCAGGCCATCCTGATCCTTTCGATGTTCGGCGGCGTCCTGCTGCTTTCGCTTGCAGCGACGGTCCGCTCCATCACAGGCAACAAAGAACCGCGCAAGCGGGTCCGCACGCTCATCCTCTCCAAAGACAATCGCGAGATCATCGGCGACGGCGCCTGGTCGAACACGCCTGCGGTCTTTCCATCCGAACGCTTGCGCCGATTGCGTGAGATTGAGCCGAGGGGCGTGTGATGACCAGGCTCGAAACATGGAATTTTGTCTGGCGCCAGTGCAACCACTTCACGGCGGAAGAGCGCGCGCTGATTGCGCAGCGTTTCAGAGAAGGTGCCAAGGCCTACGACGTCGCCCGCGAATTGAAGTGCTCAGTTCGCGTCATCCATACGCATTATGCACGCATGCGCGGCGGCGCCGCCAACCCCGTCAGGGGCATGCAGAAATTTGAACAGCCCAAGCCGCGCGAGATCGACAAGTCATCGCGCTTTTATCACTCCAACTTTGAGCCATCGTGATGCGTGGCATTCGCACATTCTGGGACGAAAAATCCATCGGCCTGCTCATGGAGCTGCGCGACGATGAAGCTACCGAATGGGGCCTGATCGCCGAAGAATTGGGCCGATCGGTCGATCAATGCAAGCAGAAATATTCCGCTGAGCGCGCAAAGCGCGGATACCGACCGCAATCGCAAACAGTTCCGAATGCCGCATTGATTGATCGCGAGCGGCGCGAACGGGCGCGTGACGCTGCTTCGATTACTGCCCAGATATTTGGTGATCCGCCACCGGGATATTCCGCCCTCGATCGACGGAGGGCGTCGGCATGAGCGCGCGCGAACTCACCGATCTCACGCTCTGCCTGCATGCCGAGACCGAGAAGGCAATTCTAGTTTCGGAAACCGGCGAAGCAGAAAAGACCAAATGGATTCCAAAATCGCAGTGCGAGATCGAACGCACCGATAAATTCGCCAGCGTCAAAAATCAGGTCGGCGCCAAGAAATATCCGATCATCATCGTCACCCTGCCCGAGTGGTTGGCCATCAATAAGGAGTTGGCATGACCTCGGCACAGCCTCTTCGACCTTGCCTTCCGCAATCAACCATCATCGCCGCATTCTGGTGGCCATATAGCCGCGCCGATATTGCCTGCATGTTGCGCACGACGCCCGGCCATCTTCAGCACGCTTGGTTAAAGGCCAAAGAACAAGGGCGCTTGCCGCGCATCAACAGGCCGGCCAAAGGCTTCAATTTACAACGGCTGTTTCTGGCGCGGGTGAGCGCGGGGAGAGCGGCGTAATGAGTATCATTCCAATGAGAAAACCGGGCGAGCAGGATCAGGGCGGTCTCTATGACGACGTCCAGTCGGCGACCGCGCACGAGCTTGAAATAGCGATCGGAGCGCACAAGCCGCCGAATTTGCCAACCAGGGATATTCACCCAGCGCTTTTAGAATTTCCGCCGATCTCGGATGAAGAATACGCCGCGCTGAAGGAAGACATCAGGCTCAACGGCCAGCAGCGCGCAATCTCAATGTACCAGGGCATGATCTGGGATGGCCGCGCCAGATATAGTGCGTGCATCGAATTAGGTCTTATTCCGCGCGTTTGGATTTTACGCCGCAAACCGATCGACCACTTGTTTCGCCACAACTACACGCGATTCGGAAAGCCTTACTCACGCGAACGCGGCACCCTGATTCTCATTGATGCCGCCTTGCACGACCCGGCCTGGAAACAAAAAGAACGTGAGCAGCGTTCAGAATGGATAAAATTCGCCCGCTGGAAATTTCAGCAGATTTGGCGTTCGTCTGATCGCTGCCAAATTTGTCGAATGGATAGCGATTATTCGCACGCACACCACAGCCTGCCGCTCAATATCCAGTACGACCTGGGAATTTCCGAGCCGGTGCATGAATTCGATTGGCTCTGTCCGACACACCATCAGTTCATGCACAAGGTGATCGCCGCGACCTTGATCGGCGGCCGATATCACGGTCGCGAAGTGATCTTCAAATACGATCCCACTCTTAAGGATGAATCCCAGCGGGACGCCGCGCGGCGTCTGTTCGAAAAGGCAGAGCAGCTATTTGCTGCGGTCGGCGGAATATCCCCTTACGGCAATTGGGGAATGCTCCGCGTATGACCTCGCTCGTCCAATACGAACGCGCACGATCGGCTTTGGCCGAGGCCACGCGCATCGATGAGATCATTCCGATCATCGATGAGGTCGAACAGGTGCGTCGCCTTGGGCGACAGATTAACGATCAACAGCTCGTGGCCGACGCTACTGCATTCCAAATGCGGGCCGAGCGGCGTCTTGGCTTCGTGATCAAAGAGGCAAAAAAGGCAGGCCACTTCAAGGATGGCAGACCTAAGAACAAAAACGGTTCCGTATACGAGGAACCGTTTCCGCCGGCGACATTGCAGGACGTTGGCGTTTCCAAAAAGCTATCTGCACGCGCCCAGAAACGCTCAACCATAGCCGAACAGGCATTCGAGGCTATGGTGACCGCTACACGCGAGCGCATCGCGGCGGCGACCGCCGTGCCGGTCAATGGTGCACAATCCATTGCGCCTGGGCGGAAAGAGCCGAGTGTCAGTCTCGACTATTCTCCGACACCGCCCTGGGCCACGCGCGCGCTGCTTGAGCGCGTATTTCCTGCGATGGGACTGTCAACGGCAAGACTGCAAACCGTGCTTGAGCCGGCATGCGGTGAAGGCCACATGGCCGAGGTATTGTGCGAATATTTTCGGCATGTCGATGCGCGCGACATCCACGGCTATGGCTATTCGGACAAAATCGGCGACTTCCTCACCGACGGCTACGAGACCGATGCCGACTGGATCATTACCAATCCGCCGTTCAAAGACAAAGCCGAACAATTCGCGCTAAAGGCGATCGAGCTAGCAAAGTTCGGCGTGGCAATCTTCGCCCGGCTGCAATGGCTCGAAACGATAGGCCGCTATGAACGGCTATTCCGTGACAATCCGCCTGCGCAGCTGGCGTTCTTTGCCGAGCGCGTGAACCTTTGCATGGGGCGTTGGGAGCCCAACGGAGGCACGGCAACGGCCTATATGTGGATCGTATGGGTCAAGGGCCGTGATCCGCTTCCGCCTTTCTGGATTCCACCAGGATGCAAAGAAAGTCTCACCCGCGTTGACGACGCGGAGCGATTTACTGCGCATCCCGTCACCAAAATCGACCATCCAAAAGACAGCGACGGCGATCCGTTGTTGCATGACGACGAGACCGGAGAGGTCATCGAACAACCGAAGATCGAAGCCGAGCCGATTCCTCAGTTCCTGCGTCGACGAGAAACAGAACAACAGCCAACGCAATGAGCATCGAAGCCCTGCGATGGGCCATGCGCCAGAAGTCGCGCAACTCATCGACGCAATGTGTCCTGCTTGTGCTCGCCAATGCGGCCGACCCTGAAGGGGTGGCATTCGCATGGTGGAAGAGTCGCGACCATTGGTGGCCGTACCTAGTCGACAAGACCAGGCTGTCGCGCGGCGCGCTGTTTCGCATTCTCAAGGAACTCGAGGAATTCGGTTACTTCAGCCGCGGAGAGGCCAAGCCGAACGAAGGTGGCCGTGCGCAGCCGGTGATCCAGCTGCATATCGATCGCGACATCGCCGAGCCGCTGCCCGCATCTGAGTCTATTACGGCGACTGAGGAACCCGAACGGGACGGTCAAAATCAGGTCTCTCAGTCTATTAGGGAGACTGAAAACGAGTCACCGCCCGCGACTGAAACGCCGGCGCCAGTCACTCCACGGCGACTGGTTCAGTCGCCCTCGTGGAATACAGAAGATGTACCTTTGGGGAATCATATAACCCCCCAAAGCCCCCCTTTGCATCGTGGAAGCGCTGGCGAGGAAGCAAACGGATTTGCAGCCTTCTGGTCTGAGTACCCAGACCACCAGGCGATGAATCGTTCATCGGCTCTGCGTGCCTTTTGTGATCTTACGCAAACCGAACAGCAGCAGGCCATCCGAACAGTAGGTTTCTACGCAAGGGACATCACAAAACTCAAACGACGTCCGGTATCGCCAGCCAATTGGCTCAGGGAACGACGCTTCAGCGAATACGGTGCAGGACGCCAAACGAGCGCTGCATCAGGATCGCAACAGTTGGTTGCCGAAGGCTCAGAACCTTGGAAAGCTTGGATCAACGTCGCCGCTGTAACGTTTGGTGGAAGTCAAAAAGTACCGCATTTTTGGGCATCAAATACGCATCGCGGAATTTGGCGACCAAGCCTATGGCCGCTCGGCGGTGAAGCCTGGTTGGTGCCGCTCGAGAAGTGGATTTTCATCGAGTCAGGAACGGCACAACACGGCCGCTGGTGCGAACGCATCAACGAAATGATCGGGCGCGCGCCGATACCGGTGATCAGCACGCGCGTGAAGGCTGCGCGATCAATCACTGCAAAACTCGACACGGGCAGCCGCGAAATGACCGGTCTGTTGGTCCCGCTCGAATGGCCTCCGCCGAAAGGTTCATCAGGTGCAGGACCGCCAAAATCAATCGCTCACGGCACAGGTCTGACCGAGGAAGAAGCTGAAGAATTCGCACGCACGGGGTGAAAACATGCTGGCGCCATCGCCGTTTCTCTTTGATGAAAAACTCGCTCTCGAAATGCTTACGCGCAATGCCGAGCGCCAAGGCCCGCTCGATTGCGAAATAACCGAAGGATCAAGGGCCAATTGGTATCTGGTGCAGACGTTCCCGAACGAGACGGCAAGGGCCATGCGCTGGCTCGCCAAGCGCATGTTCGGCGCCTTCCGGCCTATGCAGCAGCAGGTCGATCGGCAGACCGGGAAAAAGCTTGCTGGTTGGGAAGACGTGTTTTCAGGCTGGATTTTCGTTTTCGCGTGGGACATCGGCCGCATGAAAGGGCGAATTCGCCGCGTGCCCGGCATATGCCGCATATTCTGTGATCCGGCCTCAAAAGAGCCGGTGCCGATCAGCGATCAATTCGTTCAGGAATTGCGCTCGCTACAATTCAAGCATGACGGCACCACGACCAACCGTAGGCACATCCAGGCTGCGATTCGTACCACGACGAAACGCAAGCCCAATCGGCCCGGAAAGAAGCAACGAAAGACGCTCGCAAAACTCAAGAAAGCTTTGAAGCGAAAAGGCAATTGGGATTCATCCACATATGAGCAATTCAAAGAGCTTGAAACGCACAAGCGAATCGCCTTACTTCAGCACGCCCTGATGAATGCAACGCGATTGCATGCGGTGTCACAACCCGTCAGTGGCGGCTGATCCCTCAAACAATTCGAGGGTGGCAAAACTAAGAATCTGAATCGAGGCCCGCCCGCAAGGCGGGCTTTGTCATTCCTTAGGATATAGCAACCGTGCAACATGGAGAGTCCGCCATGAGGCCCGACGCTTAAAAGGGCCATCCGACTGGAACACTGTTTCTGAGGACTACCCAATCTTTGAATCTCCAAAGCCTCAACGTGGATGCCCCACGTTGGGGCTTTTGCTTTGATGCATAGGGTGTAAGGGCTGGCTTTTCCCCTCTGCGCTCAGCCTTTGCACTTTGGACGTTGCTTGAATCCTCCCTAAACTTGGGCTGCTGATGCTGCGGAGTGTCAGCAGCCCTTTTTGTAGGGATGGCAGACGGTCCACCTTGGAAAGCTTGGTACAAGACTGCACGTTGGCAGGCGCTACGATGGCAGGTCCTGGTAAGAGACCTGTTTACCTGCCGCAAATGTGGTCGTGTTCAAGGCGACACCAGCAGATTGGTGGCTGACCATATCAAGCCGCATCGTGGCAACCCAGACCTCTTCTGGAACCCCGACAATATTCAGACCTTGTGCGCTGACCCCTGTCATTCGAGCGTGAAGCAAGCCGAAGAGCAGGACTCATTGAAGACGCGCGGCGTCTGGTACTGACACCCCACCGGGGGGAGTCAAAAAGAAATTCCGGCCACGTTTCCTAGACCGGCGGTGCAATCATTCGCAGATTTTTTTTCCATGGACCCGATTTTTGACCTCTTCGGTGACCCGGTTCCTGCGAACCGGGGCCGCCGGGGACGACCGCAACATATCCCGACACAGGAAAACCGGAACAAAGTCAGCATGTTGCTGGCCTTGGGGTGGAACAACGAACGCATCGCGGCTTCGCTGCGCATCACGCCGCCGTCGCTGCGCAGGCATTATTTTTCTGAACTCAAGTTTCGCGAGGTTGCCCGCGACCGCCTGACCGCTGACATGGCCATGACGCTGTGGGCGCAATTCAAGGGCGGCAATGTCGGCGCCGGCCGGGAATTTGGTCGGCTGCTCGAGCGCAACGACATCGCAGTCGGGCAGGCCGATTTCTATGGCGGCCAGCGACGCGAAGCGGAGGCCGAGCGCATAGAGCCGATCGGCAAGAAAGAACAGGCGGCTGTGGCCGCACAGACGGCTGGTGAGGGGACCGCCTGGGGTGACGACCTCAAGCCGCACTGATGCTGGCACGGGTGGCGTGGGATACGGCGGTCACCGATTGGGAAGACCGCATCCTGAATGGCCGGTCGCTTATTCCCGACCTGCCGCTGTTCAACGAAGAGGCCGAAAGGGGGTTACGGGTTTTCAAGCGGTTGCGCGTGCCAGACATGGTCGGCACGCCGACTTACGGCGAAGTCTGCGGCGAATGGGTTTTCGATCTTGTGCGCGCGCTGTTCGGGTCCTACGACCCGGCAACCCGCCGGCGCATGATCCGCGAATTCTTCGTTCTGATTCCGAAAAAGAACGGGAAATCGAGCATTGCCGCGGCGATCATGGTGACGGCTGCGATCATCAACCGCAGGCCATCTGCGGAATTGCTGCTGATCGCGCCAACCAAGAAAATCGCCGACATCGCCTATAAACAGGCGGCAGGAATCATCAAGCTCGACCCCGAGCTGACCAAGATTTTTCATACCAAGGGGCATGAGCGTTCGATCGGGCATCGGCTGACCGATGCGATGATCATGATCAAGGCGGCCGATGCCGACGTGATCACGGGCTCGAAAGCGACCTTCAGCCTGGTCGATGAGACCCACGAATTTTCGAAAAAGACCCATGCCGCCGGCGTCTTCGTTGAAATACGCGGTTCATTGGCCGCGCGGCCCGATGGCTTCCTGCTGCAGATCACCACGCAATCGAAAGAGCCGCCGGCAGGCGTCTTCAAGTCGGAATTGAATATCGCGCGCGATGTGCGCGACGGCCTGGTGAAGCTTCCGATCCTGCCGGTGCTGTACGAATTGCCGCTGTCGGTCAGTAAAGACGGCGGATGGGAAGACCCGAAGACCTGGCCGCTGGTCAATCCTAATCTGAACCGGTCGGTCGATGAGGCCTTTCTTGCCGATGAACTGACCAAGGCCAAGCGCGAGGGCGCCGATCAACTGGCGCTGATCGCTTCGCAGCACTTCAATGTCGAAGTCGGCATGGCGCTGCGAAATGACCGATGGGGGGCGGCCGATCTCTGGCCGTTGCGTTCCGACAAGACGCTGACGCTCGAGGTGCTGATCGCGCGCTCGGAAGTTGCAACGGTCGGCATCGACGGCGGAGGACGCGACGATCTTTTGGGCCTGGCGGTGATTGGCCGCGAACGCGGCACCAGGCGATGGCTGATCTGGAACCATGCTTTCGCGCACAAGATCGTTTTTCAACGCCGCAAGGACATCGCACAGAACCTGCGGGACTTCGAAAAAGAAGGTTCGCTCACGGTCTACAGCGCAGGCACCGAAGATATTTCGAAACTCGCCGCCATTGTTAAGCAGGTTAAGGATGCGGGGCTGCTGCCCGAGCAGAACGCGATCGGATTTGATCCGAACAATATCGGCACCATCGTCGAAGAACTAGCAGCCATAGGTGTCGCCGACAAGATGTTGAAGCGACTGCTGCAGGGGCCGGCCTTGGCACCTGCGCTCTACGGTCTCGATCGCAAGCTTGACGACGGAACGGTGAGCCATTCCGGCTTGGACTTGATGACCTGGGTGGTCGGCAACCTCAAAGTCGAGATGAAGGGCAACGTCCCGATGGTGACCAAGCAGACCGCCGGCCGCGCCAAAATCGACCCGTTCATCGCGACGGAGTGCGCCGCGATCCTGATGAGTTGGAATCCTCAGCCTGCTTCTAAATATCAACTGATCGTCGCATGAAGGGTGACGCCATGAATCGCGCTTATACGTTCCTCGAGATCAAGTCGGTCGACGAAGACCAGCGCATGATTGAGGGCATTGCGACGACGCCAACACCGGACCGCGTCGGCGACATTGTCGACCCGATGGGTGCCGATTTCAAACTGCCGATGCCACTCTTATGGCAGCACGATGCTGCGCAGCCGATCGGCCAGGTGTTCTTTGCAAAGCCGAACAAGGACGGAATTCCATTCAAGGCAAAAATCGCAGCGCTCACCGATGCAGGCACGCTGAAAGACCGCCTCGATGAGGCTTGGCAGTCGATCAAGCTCGGTCTGGTGCGCGCCGTATCGATCGGCTTCACCATCAAGGCCTACGAAATTCTGAAAGATGGCGGCTGGCGCATCAACGAGTGGGAATGGCTGGAATTATCGGCCGTAACCATTCCGATGAATGGCGAAGCAACCATCACAGCAGTCAAATCAATCGATGCCGAATTGCTGGCCGCGTCAGGCCGCAAGCAAAATGGCAGCGAGCGAACCGTAGCAGCCGGCGTCACGGCAAAACCACCAACCACGACCGTGAAGGTCAAGGAGATCATGAAAATGCCGAAGAAGACGTTGGCGGAGCAGATTGCCGCACTTGAGGCAACGCGCGCCGCAAAATCTGCAGAGCTTTCAGCCCTGCAGGAAACTGCGACCGAAGAGGGCCGCACGAAAGACGCCGCCGAGCGCGAGCAATTCAACACGCTTCGCGACGAGATCAAGTCGATCGACGACGAGCTTGCCGATCTGCGCGAGCTCGAGAAGATCGATGTCACCAAGGCAAAGCCGGCAGCCGGCGCAGATGCCGATGATGCGGGCCGTTCGCGCGCAGCTTCGAATGATCGCGATCCGATCCGTGTGCAGGTTCGCGGCGGTAATGTGCCAAAGGGCATCGCCTTCGTCCGCCTCTTGGCCGCGAAGACGAACGCCTACCTGAGCAAAGGCGCCTTTACGCCGCTGCAGTTCGCGCAGGCCCACAAGCACTGGCAGAGCGAGACCCCGGAGGTCGAGCAAATCCTCAAGGCCGCGGTATCGGCCGGCACGACGACGGATTCGACCTGGGCTGGTCCGCTGGCGCAATACACCAATCTGGCCAGCGAATTCGTCGAGTACCTTCGCCCGATGACGATTATCGGCCGTATCCCCGGCATGCGGCGCGTGCCGTTCCTCGCCAAGTTTCCGCGCCAGACCGGCGCGGCTGTCAGCAATTGGGTTGGTCAGGCCAAACCGAAGCCGGCAACGTCGCTGTCCTTCGACAGTCTGACCCTCGATCCGCTCAAGGTCGCTGGCATTGTGCCGATCTCGATGGAGTTGATGCGGCTGTCATCTCCCTCGGCCGAGGCGATCATCCGCGATGATCTCGCAGGATCGATCGCGCAGCTCGTCGACCATGACTTCATTGACCCGGAGAAGGCGGCGTCAGCCAACGTATCGCCGGCGTCGATCACCAACGGCGTCACGGGAGTTTCGGCGACGGGCACCGCGTATTCAAACCTCAAGGCTGACGTGAAGTCCATCATGGACAACTTCATGGCTGCCAATATCGTGCCAGACACAGTCGTCATGCATCAGCGCACGGCACTTTCGCTGAGCCTGATGGAGACAAGCCTGGGCAACCCGCAGTTCCCCGGCCTGACGATGAACGGCGGAAACTTCCTCGGGATGAACACGATATCGTCCACGAATATCGACTACACCGAGGACTCGCCACAGGAAGGCGATCTCATCGTGTTCCTGCGTGCGCAGGACATTGCGCTTGCTGATGACGGCGGCGTCGAAGTTGATGTCAGCACCGAGGCATCAATCGAAATGTCCACAGCACCAACCGATCCGGTCACGTCTTCGACCGTGCTGGTATCGTTGTGGCAGCAGAACTTGGTCGGCATCCGTGCGGAGCGGATGGTCAACTGGGTGAAGCGCCGCAGCGCGGCCGTGCAGTATATCAAGGCGGCGAAGTACGCCTGATCTTGATCTGCAAAGAATGTGGAGAGAGGTCCGGAGGAAACTCCGGGCCTTTTTCATTGGGTAGGGTATAGGGAGATCGTAAATGGTCCGTCTGATCGCATCATCTGATTATCGTTATGGCGACAAACAATTGAAGACGGGCGATGTCTTCGAAGCATCGGAGCACGATGCAGATATCTTCAAGCGCGTTGGCAAGGCGACCGATGTGCAAGAGTCGGACACAGAGTCTGACGTAGGCACTACCCGCAAGCGGCGATCCTACAAGCGCCGCGATATGTTTGCCGAGAAGAACTGATGGCGACTGTGCCGGCAATCCGAGCCAAGGCAGACGCGCAACCATTTATGCTGCGGGTCTTCGGCTTTGAAATAACGCGCGCCAAAGCGGCACCGCCGGCTGGCACTCAAATACCAAGTGATCGCGGCTGGTATCGCATCATGGAGCCCTTTACGGGCGCATGGCAGCGCAATCAATCGGTGCGTAATGAAAACGTCGTCACATATTTTGCTGTTTATGCGTGTGTGACGCGGATTGCGCAGGATGTTGCAAAAAACAGGCTGCGACTCGTCGAACTAGATCAAAATGGAATCTGGACCGAGACGGATTCACCGGCATTCTCACCTGTTTTGCGTCGGCCGAACCACTACCAGAACAGAATCAAGTTCATCGAGCAGTGGCTGATCTCCAAGCTGTTGCATGGCAACACATATGTATTGATGGAGCGCGACAATCGTGGCGTGGTTGTCGGCCTCTATGTGCTCGATCCAACCCGCGTTAGACCATTGGTCGCGCCATCCGGTGATGTTTACTACCAGCTCAATTCCGACAACCTGTCTGGGGTTGGCGAACAGACGGTCGTTCCCGCACGCGCTATCATCCATGACGTGATGGTGCCGCTCTATCATCCGCTTTGCGGTGTGTCGCCGCTGACGGCGAGCGGGCTTGCCGCGGTGCAGGGACTTAGCATTCAGAGAAATTCCGCCAAATTTTTTGCTAATGGCGCGCAGCCAAGCGGCATCCTAACGGCGCCAGGATTAATTGGCGATGATGACGCCAAGCGATTCAAAGAAGAATGGGAGAAAAACTACACGGGCGACAATTCCGGCCGTGTCGCCGTGCTGGGTGGTGGCCTCAAATATGAGGCCATGAGCGTCAAGGCGATCGATGCGCAGCTGATCGATCAACTCAAGTGGAGCGCAAAGAACGTCTGCTCGACCTATCACGTTCCGGGCTACATGGTGGGCATTGACGAACCGCCGTCCTACAACAACATCGGTGCGCTTAAAGAGCAGTATTACTCGCAATGCCTGCAGTCGCCGATTGAGTGCATAGAACTTTTGCTTGATGAAGGTATGGGGATTGGGATCGGCAACAAGGTTGATGGCAAGACCTACGGCGTTGAATTCGATCTCGACGACATGCTGCGCATGGATCAGGCAACCTTGATCGACACAGAGGTCAAGGCGATCAAGGGCGTCAAAAAGATCAACGAAGCGCGCAAGCGACTCAATCTTCCACCAGTCACCGGCGGCAATACGGTCTATCTGCAGCAGCAGGATTTCAGCCTTGAGGCGCTGGCCAAGCGCGATGCAAAGTCAGATCCATTCGAAAACGCCAATACGCCCGCCAAACAGCAGCAACAGACATCGCCCGCAAACGACAATCAAGATGCGGAAAACGCTGCAGCATTCCTCGGCACCCTCCGCAAAGGATTAGTCGCCGATGCCCTCATTTGATTGGAAAAAATTTGCCGATGATGTCGTTTCGATCATCAAGCAAAGGATCGCAGCGAGCGTTGATCCGATTGTTGCGCGACTAAAAGTCCTCGAAGAGCGCGCACAGATCAAGGGCGACAAAGGCGACAAGGGGGATGCTGGCGAAAAAGGTATTCCAGGCCGTGACGGCATTGACGGCAAGGATGGTAAAGACGGCAAGAATGCCGATCATGAGTCTGTCAAGCAGTTTATCGCCGAAGAAGTAGCCAGGCAGATCGCAAAAATTCCGCAGCCCAAGGACGGCAAGGATGGACAGCCTGGACGTGACGGGCTTCCGGGCCGCGATGGAATGCCAGGCAAGGATGGCAAGGATGGATCGCGCGGGCTTGATGGCAAGGACGGCCGTGACGGCATTGACGGATTAGGCTTTGACGACATTGTCGTTGAGTTCGACGGCGAGCGCGACCACAAACTGGTTTTCGTCCAAGGCGAGCGCAGGAAGGAATTTGGCTATTTTTCTGTGCCTTATGTAATTGATCGCGGTGTCTGGAAAGAGGGTCAGTTCAAGCGCGGTGATGGCGTCAGCTGGGGCGGGTCATTCTTCATCGCACAACGGGATACCGACAAAAAACCAGAGACGATCGATTCCGGCTGGCGTCTTGCCGTCAAGCGCGGTCGCGACGGAAAAGATGGCAAGAACGGTTCGCCTGGTCCGAAAGGTGACAAGGGCGACCGCGGCGATGTTGGCCCGCGGGGCTTTAATCAATAGCCATGTGGTCAAAGCTCATTTCAGCGCCAGCAGAGCTGGCGATATCAGTCGATGAGGTCAAGGATCGCCTCAACATCGAATATTCTGAGAAAGACGAAGTGCTAGAGGCTCTGATCAAGTCGTCCACGCTTCATGCGGAGAAGATAACCGGACGCGCGTTGGTCGATCAGACGTGGGATTTCTATTTCGATGGATTTCCCTGCGACAACAGCGAACTGCAAATTCCCAAGTCGCCCACGATAGAACTTGTTGGCGTATTCTACCGCCAGAATGGCGGCGATGAGCAGGAATTGGCGAGCAGTTCCTATGAGTTTGATTCAGCGCGCGAGCCAGGTCGGCTGGTCCCTGTTTTTTCTGGTTCATGGCCAACAATCGGCACATTCACGAATAGCGTCCGCGTGCGCGTCCGTGCCGGTTACGTTGATCTCGACGCCTCACCGATTGGGTCCGTTCCCGAGGATATCAAGACGGCGATCACCATGCGCGTGCAAGCGGACTTTGATCAAGGTCCAGACGCCGATAAATGGCGGGAATCGTCTGATCGCATGCTTTCGGAAAAACGGATTCACACCGGCATCGCATGACCGCTTGGCTGCGCGACTGGTCAGGTCAGACCTGCGCCATTGTTGGGTCTGGACCTTCGGTAAATCAAAGTGATGTCGATGAGCTCAAGGGCAGATGTAAGGTCATTGTAATCAACAACAGTTACCGATTGGCACCGTGGGCCGATTGCCTCTATGCGGCGGACGACAAATGGTGGCGGCAAAATCCGCAAGCGTTGGATTTTGCGGGGTTGAAACTCACGTCGCACGCATATGAAAACCCCCCGAAATCTGTTCTGCGTGTCAAGCTCGTCGACCAGAAGAGTCCGCATCGGATGAATCTGATCCAAAACAACGATCTGTTCGAAGTTGGTGCCGGCGGTCACGGCGGATTTCAGGCCTCTAATATCGCGCTTTATAATCGTGTGGCGCGCATTCTTTGGCTTGGCATCGATATGGTTGAAGGCCATTGGCATTCTGAACATCAGTTCCCGTTGCGCAACCCGCGGCCGTCTTCGTTGGAAAGACGTCGCGCGATCCTGGATGACAACGCAGAACGTTTTGCCATGGCTGGTGTTGAGGTCATCAACTGTTCGAAAATCAGCACCTTGTCGGCCTATCCGAAAATGTCCGTTCGCGAGGCTTTGGCGCAATGAGCCAGACCCAAGACACTGAAAATCCGGATTTCAGCGCGGCCGAAATGTTCCTCAGACAGGCGCGCGAAGCGCACGAATTGGGAGATCAGCTCAAGTGTTTGGCAGCACGGAAGCTTGTAGCGGTGGCATTGGGCTTGAGCGAAGGCCCGAACGGGAAACTGCACACGGGGCATCTCGCCAGACTTTAGCGATCCGATGCGGCGCTGGCCTTGGGGACGCGATCTACCTGCATAGTGTTGCGCTTCACCTGGTTAAAAAAGGATTCAACGTCGAAGCCTGTAGCGATTATCCCGATGTGTTCCGCACACTGGCGCCGGCTGTTTCTGCTTCACCATTTAGGCGCGAGCGCATCGATCGCATCGCGCATTACTCGATGCGGCGCGACAAGGACGGCACAACGCAGTTTCAGGATTGCTGCATCCAGGCCGGCATCAATGAGCCGGTCGACCTGCAGATTAATTGGAACACGACGAACCGAGACCTCGAGCAATACATCTGGGCCAAGGCAGGCAAGCGGCCGATCATTTGCGTGCAGCTGCCCCGGGCGCCTTTCAACAGAAAGGACGGCTTCGGTGCGGAATTCTTGCCCGATTGTTCGGTCATTCAAAGGGCGATCGACAGGATAAAGGACAGGGCGTTTCTCATCCAGATCGGAGCGGGTGAGGCTCTCTACAAATTCGATGGCATCGAACTCGATCTCACCAACAAAACGTCGGTCTGCGAACTGATCGACGTCGGATCAATGGCGGATGGATTTCTCGGCTACTGCTCTTTCATCGTCCCGCTCTCGGAATCGTTCGATACTCCATCACTGCTGGTCTGGTCACGGCGGGGCCTGAGTTCGCCGCAGCCGGTTGTGCGGCGAATGACTCCGCAAAAGATTCTGCACAAAAAATCGTCGCGCTACGTCATCGACAACTGCAGCGAAAAAGAACTTGCACAGGCAGCAGATGCGTTTCTTGAGCAGGCCAGAAGTTCTGGCCAAATTTGAGGGCAAGTCAGTCGCCATTGTTGGCAGCGGCCCCGGCGTTCTCGATAACAAAGCGGGCTTCATCGATAGCCACGACATCGTCGTCCGCATCAATAACTTCAAGAACTCTTCGCCAACAGGCGAGCGCACGGACGTCTTCTATAGTTTCTTCGGCACGTCGATCCGTAAGTCAAAGGACGAACTCATCGGCGCTGGCGTCAAGCTTTGCATCTGCAAATGCCCGAACGGGCAACCGATCACTTCGGACTGGCACATCAGCCACGGAAAAACGCTCGGCATCGACTTTCGCTACATCTACAAGCGCAGGGCAACCTGGTGGTTCTGCGACACCTACATTCCGACCAAGGATGAATTCCTTGAAAAGTTCAAGCTGCTCAACCACCACGTTCCGACGACCGGCTTTTCGTGCATTCAGGACATCCTGTCATTCAAGCCAGCGGACGTTTACCTGACCGGCTTCGATTTCTTCCGCTCGGGCCTTCACAACGTCGACGAATACTGGCGGCCGGGCGATCCGCGCGACCCGATCGGTCATGTGCCGGAACGTGAACTGCAATGGCTCGATGAGAATATCGACAAATATCCCATCCGCGTCGATCCGCGGCTCGGGCGTGAAATCAGATCGGTCTCGGGGAAAAAAGTCGCGTGATCTTTGATTATAAAGGCAAGCTTTATCCCGAGTTCATCAAGAACGGGAACGCCTGCCAATACATCGCGCCGGTCGCGCTGCAGTTCTGCAAGGGGGTTGGCCTCGACGTCGGCGCCGGCAAGTGGCCGCTGCACAAGTCGATTCCCGTCGACATCAGCAACGGCGGCGATGCGATGGCATTGCCGGAAGGCGTGTTCGACTATGTGTTCTCGTCGCATTGCCTTGAGCACTTGGTCAATCCGGTTGCCGCGCTCGAGCACTGGAAGACGCGGCTGAAGATCGGCGGGGTGCTGTTTCTGTATCTGCCGCATCCCGATATGTCGTACTGGTTGCCGCAAAACAATCGCAAACACCTGCATGCCTGGCGGCCGGAAGATATCGAAACACTGCTGACCGACCTTGGCTTCCGTGAAGTGATCCGCAGCGAACGTGACCTTGCTTGGAGTTTTGCAGTGGTGGGCAGGGCATGACGGCGGCCTTCAAGAATGAACGCATTGGGACAGTCATTCGCGTATTCGGCCTGCAGGCGCTGCGCCGATCGTCGATCTTCATGGAGTTCGAAGCGTTCCTGAAAAGGATCAATGCGAAAGGAAAATGCTGCCTCGAGATCGGCACCTATAACGGGCTGTCGACCATGATCCTTGCGCAGTATTTCGAAAAGGTCGTGGCGGTCACGGTCGAGGATGCGATCACCGATCGCGATCTCAAGCGCAGGATTTGGGCGGAAGTGGGTGCCAACAATATCGAGGCCTTTGAGATCAACAACGATGCCGACAAGGCGGTGCTTCTCGAAAAGATACCGTTCGACTTTGCTTATCTCGACGGCAATCACGAAGAGTCAACAGCGGCCGACTATGCGCTGACGCAACGCTGCGGCCGTCTTCTGTTTCACGAATATTGGCCGCTGCAGCCTTCCGTGTTCAATCTGGTTAACACGCTTCCGAAGGATGAAGTGACGCTCGCGCACTACGATTGCCTGGCATATTGGGAGCGCAAGCGTGGATAGTTTTGTAAAGCGCTTGCCGTGTTTTGCCGATGGGCCCGACCTCAAACTGTGCCTGTCGTTCGGTGTGGCCTATCAGCGCGATATGACGCATCGGGTCGCATACGATGAATCCTATTTCGACAAGTGTGCCGGATACGAAGACAAGGACATCGCTGTCCTGATCAACCAGCGCCGCATTGAACTGGTCAGGCGTCATTTCGGCGATGGAATTGTTCTCGACGTCGGCATCGGGTCGGGAGAATTCATCAAGAAACGGCTCGACACGTTCGGCTTCGATATCAATCCGAAAGCCGTCGAATGGCTCAAACAGCGCGGACAGTTTCGCAACAACTTTTATGACTTCTATGCCTTCACGTTTTGGGACGTGATCGAACACCTTGAAGACCCGGCGCGGGAATATTTCGACAAGATCGCTGACGGCTCCTACCTATTCACGGCGTTGCCGATCTTCATGGACCTCGGTGCTATCCGGCGTTCGAAGCACTACCGACCAGGCGAACATCTCTACTACTGGACGCATGCTGGCTTCATAAACTTTATGGCGCATCACCGATTCCGAATGATCGAGGCCAACGATCTTGAAACCTGGGCCGGCCGTGAAAGCATCACAAGTTTTGCCTTCATCAAAGAGGCCGACTGACCTTGCCCTGGATGCTGTTCAGACAAGACTTTGACTTCAAGGTCTCTGACAGAGTGACCATCGCCTACAAAGCGAACAGAAAATATCTGGTCAGCCAGCGCTGCGCCGACGAAGCCATCAAAACGAAAAAAGCAGAACTGACAGAGAGACCAAACAGCAATGCAAGCCGGTGATCTGCGCAGCCGGGTCGGCTTCTATCAGTTGCAGGCAGAAACCGACGATGCCGGCAATACCGAAGCGGGCTATCTCGATGAAGCCGACTTCGAATGCGCGGCCAATATCAAGCCGCGGCTAGGCGGCGAACAGATCCTCGCCTCGCGCTTGTCCGGCACAAATTTGGTCAACATCACGGTGCGTAGCGAAGCGCGCACCCTCTCCGTCAACACGTCTTGGAAGATCAAAGACGTCCGCACCGGCGTCCTCTACAACATCAAATCAATCATCGATCCGTTCGAACACCAAAGTTCGCACAGCCGCTGGATTGAATTGCTGTGTGAGAAAGGGGCAGCCGAAGTTGCAGCGATTGGAGAAAACGAGCCGCTGCGCTGGTCCGACAAGCATCCCGACGATGTGCTGGAATATCAGGTCAATTGGTCGGCCCGGCTTGCCGGCGACACCATCGCAACCTCGAGTTGGACGATTCCAGCCGGCATCACCGGGCAAGCGGCCTCCAACGACGACACCGCTGCGACTATCAAGATTTCCGGCGGCACGCTGGGCGATGAATATCAGGTTCTTAATAGGATAACGACCGCGGCCGGTCGCACCTACGACCAGACCGTACTGATCGCGATCAGTAAGTTTAGACGCTGGCCCGATAAAGACCCTGATGATATCCGCGACTACGAACTGGATTGGACGATCGATGTCGCCTTGGACAGCATCGCAAATTCCACGTGGACGGTGCCGGCCGGAATCGTCGGTGCCAATGACTCCAGCACCGCAACAAAAACAAAAATCTGGCTGTCCGGCGGTTCGGCAGGAACTGAGTATGAGCTCTTCAACAGCATCACCACGTTCACCGGTCGCACGATGACCAAGTGCGTCTTGGTGCGGGTCGAACAGAAATAGGCTCAATCGCAACTCTTCGAAATCCGTGGGGAGCCGAACAGTTGCGCCCACATCCTCCACATCACTGCAATCGAAAAGGATAGACAGCCATGGTTGCCTATAACAAGATCAATCAGTTCGTCGAAGATGTCGGCAAGGGCGTGCATAACCTGTCGACCGGCGCGCTCACCATCGCGCTCACCACGACAGCCAACAAGCCGACGGCGAGCAACGCGACGTTGTCGGCGCTGACGCAGATCTCCTATACCAACCTGTCGACCCGCGTGTTGTCCGGCATCACCTACGCGCAGACATCAGGTACGGCAAAACTCACCATATCGGATTTGACCTTGACCGCATCGGGGGCGGTCGCCGCCTTTGGTGCTGTCGTCTTGTATAACGACACGCCAACATCGCCGGCCGATCCGCTGATCAGTTGGTGGGAATACGGTTCTGACGTGACGATGGCGAACACCGAGACGTTCAAGATCGACTTCGACGATACAAACGGAGTGCTGACCATTGCTTAGAGCGCGGTTGATCTACGCATTGGAGCTTTGTGTGTGGATGGTCGCTCCACACTCGAAAGCTTTTCACTGGTTGCGTAACAAGCATCTCACCGCGCAAGCGAGGTCAACCCACAAATGAGTATCAAGCACGCCGACGCGCCGGGGTTTCCATGGTTTCACTTCGAATGGCACCCCGGCGAACACAAAGGCTATGTCATAAGGCAGCCGCGCGATGGCAGCTACCAGGCATCCTTGGTGGCAACGCCGTTCAATGAGCAGATCAATACCGAGCACGAGTTCTTCGTGGCGGTGCAGTCTTTCCTCATGGGCTACCAGATGCACGCCGATGAGCCGGCCCTCTACAAAGGCAACGGGCCAAAGCATCGACGGCTGTTTGCCGAAGCTGGACGGGTAGGAGCCAAATTAAATGGGCTATGACCGCATCCTGCATCTGAATAAGACGCCGACCGCATCTGCGGCATATAGCAATTTCATTGCTCGAACAAGCGGCCTGGATGCGACCCACCTCTCGGCATATGAGGCTCTATTAAATGGTCTAACGTCAGCCGGATTTTTCGATGGCTCTGGTGCGTCAACAAAACTCAACTGTCTTTATATTTTTGGAACGCAGAACTCTACCACTGCGAAGCTAAACTTAGTTCAAAACAATTTTAATTGCACCTATAGTGGAGTGCCATCTGAGGCCACGCAATTCGCTGCAGACCGGGGCTATACCGGAAATGCAGCAAACGTCTATCTCGATACTGGTTTTAATCCAAGATCGTCTGGCGCAGGTATTTATACGCAGAACTCGGCATCCATTGGCGTCTATTGCCGGACCTCGGATACTGCAAATCGTCTGGATGACATTTTGGGTGCTGGCACTAACTCACCGACTGCATTTACGGTCATTAGATTAAAATCATCTACAAGTGCCGGAAATTTGGAGGCTTACGTTAATAGTGGCTTTACCGGATCATTTACTGCCAATAGCAATGCTCAAGGCAACTATGTCTTCAGCAGAACAGCGTCCACCGGATTTGCGATTCGGAAAAACGAGGCATCATTCGCTACATACACCGCTACATCATCGCAAACGCCGAATGTGACATTTACCATTTTGGCCCAGAATAATCTCGGGACAAAAGACAGTTTTGACAGGCGGCAGGTCTTTTCAGCATTCTTTGGTGCAGGACTTACATCAACAGAGTCTGACGCGATTGCTCATGCCATAAATGTCTTTGCTACAACAGTGGGGGCAAGCGTTTATTAAGATGGGCGTCGTCATCGGCACATATGAGGACCAAGGTCCGGGCGGGTGGAGTGTATTCACCAATCCGTTTTCGATCATTTATTGTTCTTCAACCGACGGCTTAGATAGCAACAACGGTACGTCGCCGCTGACGCCAGTGCAAACGCCGGGTGCGGCTTACGCAAAAGCCGCAGCACTTGGAAATAGTAAGGCGCACTGGATTTTGTTCAAGCGTGGCGACATCTTTGACAATCAATATTTTGCCCCGACCAGCAGCAAGTTCAGCCTTCAAGGTGATGTCACAAATCAAAACCCATTGGTTGTTTCTAACTACGATCCAGACATCCCCGTTAATGGTACAACCGGCGCTGGGGTCAATCCCGCCGCGAGTTTGTTGGCTAGGCCACAAATTAGACCGCCAGTCGAGTTTGCGTTTGCCGCGATGTTTGGTGGGACAGAGAATGCGGGCGGTCGATGGACTGCATGGGTCGGGCTTGACTGTTATCGGGCCCATGCCGATCCGACCAACGTCGCCGAGTACGGGCCACAGCTTCTTAATATTACCGTCGCAAACCCAGGGTCCGGTTGGGTTCCGGGAAATCGAATTACGCTGACGGCATCCAACGGCACCACGATCCATCCTTCCGACTATACGACCCTGCTCGGAGTTAATGGCAACTGCCCGCAGGTATTGACAACGCGAGTATCAAATCTGCCGACGATCAATGCTGCCGGTTCCGGCGGCGGCAATGATGGATCAGGCGCTATCTTCCAAGGCACCACGGGTACCGGTACGCGATTTCGCGTGAGCTGTACCGTCTCGGGCGGTGCGGTGGCGTCGATCGACAGCCTCACATTGGCTGGTTCTTATTCGGCCAATCCATCGCTGACAGCAGCACCGATGACGCTGTTTACAACCGTCAGCGGAGCGGGTGCTGGAACGGGTGGTGTGGTGCGGCTCACGGTCGCTTCTGTTGTCGGCATGGCGAGCGGCAATAGCGTCACGGTTGCTGGCGTTCTCGGCACCACAGAAGCCAACGGAACGTTTGTCGTCACGGTGGTCGATGTCACTCACATCGATCTCGCGGGCACAACCTTCGTTCATGCTTATACCTCAAGCGGTACCGTGACCGGCGGCGGTCCCACCGGAGCCACGGCTAAAGATATTACGATGGGTGCCAACACCATCTACTGTCATTCCGGTCGTTACGCAAATGCCGACAGGCCAACCGCTTTCACCGTCACCGCAACGAATGGTGCTGGCACCGGGCTGACGGTGATCAATCCACAATATTCCGATCTGAGTAGCACCTATCTGAAAGGATTTATTGCGCAATTAAATCCACTCGACTGGATGCTGATAGAAGATTGCAAGTGGACATATAATCTTAATGCCGTTGATTTTATCGTGTCAGCCTATGCCGTCGGCTCGATCACGCCGCATTCATCAAATGTCATATTGCAGCGCAATCAAGCAGCGTTCGACTATGGGCAAGGCGTGCATGGCGGGGGAATATATCCTTGGATACTTAGTGAAAATTTTATTTATCACAATGGCTATGTCGGCGCCGGCCCCACCACAAACTTCAATCACAACATTTATACAGACGGACAAGCCAGGAAGGGTGATCCAAATTCTGCGCCGGGGCCAATCTCGCTGCGAGGAAATTTCTTCTCAAAGGGATCAGAAAGCTCGCAAATTCGCAGCGGCGGTTTCATCGAGGACAACGTATTGTGCGAAGAACAGACTGCGTTTGCTTGTTTGTTTCCCACAAACTCAGCCTATTATCAGCGCAATAATGTTTACACTGAAGGTCGTTCGGCTGCCGTCGGTGTGGCCATCGGAATGTCCACGATGCAGACCTCGCATTTGTATGGTGGTGGCATTCTCAATCTAGGGATGCTTGAGATTTCCGGAGATATTGTTGCTAACAGTCTCAGCACAACAGGATCGGGCTATCGCCTGAGTCAAGGTTGCAACGGCGCTCATGTCCACGACATCAAGTATTATAAATGGGCGCCCTCAAGTCCGACATCCGCCATCGTTAAGACTGCTGGTGCGCTCAAGGCGTTGACGATCACCACCCCAGGGTCAGGCTATGATCCGAAGGGCCGCTCCGTTACCGGCATCACTCGCGAAAATGGTCAGAGCGGAGTTTACGGCTACAACACAAATAACGTCGCCCTGATTTGTGACACTTCGCTGATGAATGCCGGTCTGCTGGACGGTGGAGGTGGTTATGTCTGGATCGAGGGCATTGTTGATACTGGCAATATCGGATCGACTCTTAATGGCAAACTGTGGGCCTGTCAGAAATCCCTCGATAAGCAGAAGCTGGTCATATACGGCACTAGCGCACTGAACGGCACATGGCAAAGTGGCGGTACAGTTCATGCCCCGCATCTTCATGTCGTCACCGTTGGCACGACCACGACTGTCACCTCCTGTGCCCTAACAACGGTAAGCGGGCCGGGGAGCGGCGGGCGAGCAGAATTTTTCGTCAATAATGCCGGACAGGTAGTGGCCGCAAATATCTACGGATCGGAAGGCGATATTGGCCCAAGCTACAACGCGGCCAATTTCGGCTCGGGCTATTCGGCTGATCCGCTCAATCCATCGATTGTCACCAGCAGTGAACTGTCGGGCGGTGGTTCCGGTTTTCAGGCAACGGTGACAGAAGTGTGTGTTAATACGGTTGACGACGCCACCAACGTCATCATTCCCACTGATCCGACCGGATCGCTGGCACTAGCGCAGGGCTGGCCCGATGCAGGCCGCACTGTCGCGCGCTGGGCGCGGCTTAAAGGTATTGCACTTGCCGGCGACAGCGACGATACCTCGCGCCAAAAATTCTATGACTATGTGCTGGCACATCAGGCCAAGAATACATGGAACCCTGACCTCACTGCTTGGGCGATCAGGCAATGGATTCAGGAAGGATTTGGTGGGGCAGGAATACCGGCGCCGACTCCGCCGGTTTTGCACCTGCGCTATCACAAGGCGGCCTGATGCAATGCGGGGCGGGTCACTACGCATTGACCGTTGCTCTCGCCATCAGCGAGACGGAGACCGTGCGTACCTTCACGCTCCCGGCATTGCCGGGACGCTATGACTACTGGATCGCGCCGGTCAGCGGCATTGAGGCGATTCCGCCGGTAGGCAGGGCGTTGGCGCTTGCGGCTTCCGGTCGTGGATTTGTTGTTACGGGCAGAGCAGCAACGATGACCAATAGCAAACGGCGCGGCAGGTCTGGAAAATAAATGGCCGTCACGATAACCCGCACCGCTGATCCGGCGGGCGTCGCTGGGTCGGGGACGACCATCACGTATTCGTCCCAGTCTATCGGGACAGCCTCGGCTGACCGCGTAATTGCCATCGCGCTGTCGGTCAAGCAGGCGTCTGTTACGGTTGTTTCTGCCACGGCGGATTACGGTGCCGGGGCTACGGCCATGACCAAAATTGGTCCGGCCAATTTTGGCTCGAACTCGTCTGCAATTTTCTACCTAGCCGCGCCTACTGGAACGACGGCAACCTTCGTTATAACGGTTTCCGGCGGCACGCCAACCGCCAACACCAACCATATTTCCGTTTATAGCGTCACTGCTTCAAACGGTATTCCGGCGATATTCTCGCAGAGTAACACTGCGACCTCTACCGATATGGATGCGTCAGCGCCGCTGACGATGAGCGTGACCATCCCGAGTGGTGGTGCCGCTCTGTTTGCTGCGTCGTGCGCCACCAACACCACGACCAAGACCCTCTCCAACATCACCAGTGATTTGGATGAAGATTGCTCCACACTTCGTCATGTGACGGGCTTCCGCACTACGGCTGGTGGCCCGACAAGCTGCACCATACAAGGCTCTACCAACAACGAGGACGGTGCAGCGACATTTGTGGTGTTCGCGCTAGACACCATTGTGATGGCGGCTTCCAAAGGCACGCTATCGCTGTCTGGTGTAGCGAATATCTTGGAAGTCGGTCTACCGGCAGCGCAAGGCAGCTACACTCTTTCTGGTCAGGCCGTCACCCTAACCTATACGCAGGGTGCAACCTATACGCTGACGGCGGCGCTCGGCACCTATAGCTGGGCTATTGCCGATCTTATCACGGTTGAGACCGATGCTGTTGCGGCGCTTGGCGCTTATGCGCTAAGCGGCAAAGCCGCGGCGCTGACGCACGGCTACACCATCACCGCTGCGCTCGGAACTTACAGCCTCAGCGGCAAGACCATCGTCCCGGAAGTTGGCCTACCGGTAGCGCTTGGCACCTATACGCTGAGCGGCAAGACGGCAACGCTGACGCACGGCTATACGATCACGGCAGCGCTCGGCAGCTATTCGCTGTCAGGCCAGGCCCTCACCCTCACGCATGGTTATCAGCTCGCAGTCGCCACTGGCAGCTACAGCCTCAGCGGGCAAGCCAATGTCCTGACGGTCGGGCTGCCTGCCACACTCGGCACCTACAGTCTCAGCGGCAAGGCCGTTTCTCTCGATTACAGCGCTGCCGCTGCCACCTACACGCTGGCGGTTGCCAAGGGCAGTTTCACTTGGAGCATCGCCGATCTTGTAACGAATGAGACCGATGCCGTTGCCGCCAAGGGGACGTTTGCCCTCAGCGGCAAAGCAGCTGCGCTATCGTTTGTCTATCCGATGGCGGCAGCCGGCGGCAGCTACACGCTGGCCGGCAAGTCTGTTCAATTCGATTATAGTTCTGGGGTTGCAACCTATACCCTGGCACTTGGCGCTGGATCCTATGTCTGGGACATTGCGTCAAATGTCTCGGTCGAAGTCGATGCCGTTGCCGCCAAGGGCAACTATTCGCTCAGCGGTAAGGCCGCGACCTTAACTTACTTCTCTGGCAGCGTTACCTACAACCTCGGTGCCGGCAAAGGCACCTATACGATTGTGGGGCCGGAAGGCTTTATCGACGCAGAGATGGGAGCGGGCGTCGGTGCCTATATACTGACCGGCCAGGTGGCGAACTTGCGCGAAGCCGCCATCGTGATGGCAGCAGCCAATGGCGCCTACACGCTGACCGGCCGCTTGGCCAATCTGACCTATGAGGCGGCGCCGAACTTCTATGTGCTGGGTGCGGCGCCCGGTGAAATCGATCTTACCGGCAACGATGCAGCACTGACCCGCGGGCTGGTATTGCTCGCCGATACCGGCACGCACACCGTCACGGGCCTTGGTGCCGATATAACCGTCGAGCATGGCTTTGCCGCCGATCTCGCCGCTTATGATCTGACCGGCATCGATGCAAGTCTCACGGCAAACCACGCACTGCTGGCCGACGACATCGGCCAATATGCGCTCACCGGCAACAACGCCGACCTGACCTTTGAGGCGCATGGCGCCTTCGAGTTGATCGTCAGCGTCGGCGACTACAGCCTGACCGGAAAGGAGATTGATCTTTATAAAGTCGACCATGCGCTGATCGCTGATGTTGGCGACTATGCGCTCACCGGCAGTGATGCAAGACTTGCGCCCGAGCACCGGGTCAACGCCGACCCCGGCGCTTACGATCTCGTTCCCAGCACTACGGCGCTTCGCTATTCGCTGATCGCCAGCAGCGGCAATTACAGCCTGCTCGGCAATGCCGCAACGTTGGCCGCGTCGCGATCATTGCTGGCGGACACCGGCAGCTATGCCGTGACCGGGGAAGATAGCCAGCTTGCCAAGCTGCGCGGCTTGATTGCGGATTCTGGCATCTATGTGTTGAACGGACCGAATACAGATCTCGATTACACCCCGTTGCCGCCGGTGAGCCCGCCGGCACCCGACCGCATCGTCTATCCGCGCGCGCTGAAAAAGACGCAAAGCGAACCGCACACAGCCTATGTGAGGCGAGTTGCCTAGATGGCCAATAACGTTTCGGTTGAGCGCTTCCGGCGTTTGATCACAGAATTAAAGGTTGCCGTATTTGATGAAGCCATCGCCGAGCTCAACCGGCAGGGCGATGATCTTGTTTCACTGATCGAATCGGTTGCCCCGCGCGGGGAGACCGGCAACCTCGAGCACTCGGTGCGCAAGATTCTAGGCTCGCGGCCAACGCAGATCAGGATCGTCGCCGGCGGGCAGTTGACAGTGCGGCCAACCGTCTCGTCAAAACCATATGATTATAGTCGCGCCGACGAATTTGGCACAACGAACATGCCGGCCAAACCATTTTTCTTTCCTTCTTACAGACTACTCAAGAAAAAGATGATCTCGGCCATGAAACGAAAGCTAACGGCTGAAATCAAAAGGCGATCGGCCGAATGAGCGATCCGTCACATCCCTTGCAAGTGGCGATGATTACCGCGCTGCGCGCTTCGCCCGATGTGGCGGCCATTGTCGGCACCCGTGTCTATGACCAGGTGCCGATGAACACCACGCCGGTGTTTCCCTATGTCACGCTTGGGGAAATCCAGGTGCTACCGGACAAGGCCGAATGCATCGACGGCACTGAATTGTTTCCACAGGTCGACGCCTGGTCGCGCCGCGCCGGCTTCCCCGAGGTCAAGGCGTTGTCCGCGGCCATCCTCAAGGCGCTCGATGATCAGGTGCTGACGGTCAGTGGCTATACCGTTGTGGTGTTTGAACTACAGAACATCCAACACATCCGCGATCCCGATGGGCTGACGCGACACGCGGCCATCACCTTTCATACCCTGATCGAAGCTCAGTAAATCCGCGCAGCGTTTTGGCGCTTTCCCTGCATCTGCCGGTCTCGGTGGGTGCATTCTCATGACTATGGAGTCAAACCATGACTGCACCGACCACCTATGCGGGGACCGCCCTGATCATCCAGGTCGCGACGGATACGAGCCCCGAGACCTTTGCTGAGCCGTGCGGGCTTACCACCAAGAACTTCGATGAGAAGTCGACAGCTAATACCAACATCATCCCTGACTGTGCCGATCCGGAAGCGCTGGCCTGGGAGTCGACCGACATCAGCTCGCGCGCGGTCGAAATCTCGGCGCAGGGAATTCTGGCGCAGGAAGCGCTCGCAACCTGGAATTCATTCAAGGCCGATCCAAACGGGCGCACCTGCAAGATTTATCTTGGCGCAACGCTCTATGCCACCGGAACGTTCAAGGTGACCGACTTCAAATTGAGCGGTCAGCGTGGGCAAAAGGTCAATGTTGATTTAACCATCAAGAGCGACGGCGAAGTCATTTACGCCTGATAGGGGTTGCGTATGCCGAATGGCGAAGTGACGATCTTCTGGGGCGACGGTCAGCAGACCTTCAATGTGGCGCCGCTCGCCCAGTTGCTCGAGCTCGAGGACAAATGCCGCTGCGGGGTGCGTGAGCTGCTGACCCGCATCGCCGCCGATCGCTGGTACATCAACGACCTGCGTGAGACCTTGCGGCTGGGACTTATCGGCGGCGGCAAGGATCCCGAACAGGCGCACAAGCTGATCGAGCGCTATTTCGACAACCGGCCGAAACTCGAAAGCGCCCGGCCGGCCTTTGCGGTGCTGGCGGCAGCCCTGGTCGGCGTGCCCGAGGATGACGTCGGAAAAAAAGCGGAAGCGGACCAGACCAAGGCAGAAGGGGCGGCAGTCTCATCCGAGACGACGGACGCCTCGTCAGGTCCGCAGTCTACGGTTTCGGCGCAGCCCTCGGATGGACCCCACGCGACGTCGACCGCATGACGTTGTGGGAATTGGCTGCATGCGTCGACGGCTACAACAAGGCGCATTCGGCGCCGGTTGTTGAGAACGTGCCGCAGGAAGAGCTCGACAAGATGATCGAACAGATCAA